AAATATCTTTGTTTAAGTAAGATGTTGCACAGGTATTCATCGCTATTACATAAGCGATTTTCGTCTTTAAATTATGTTCAATACTCTCTATCGCGTATAATATAGTAGACCTAATACGTCTATCGCATAGATATATTCTATACGCTTGATTAAAAGAAATGTTTTCGTAATTGTCATCTGCATTTTTATATGTATGTAAATAACCAGTAAAATTATAATAATTTACCGATAAAAGTACATTTTGAGCGAATTCAACATCTTCAATAACTAACTTTCTACCACCTAAAATTTTTATTTGTTCTTCTATTGTAGTCGGTCTTTTTATTTCCATACAATACTCCTAAAATAAAAAAGCAGCCTCAACATGGTACGCATTCGCATTGCGAAGAGGCGTGTTGAGGCCTATCTCATGCGTTATATTATATTCTATCTGCTTAAAAAAAGCAATAGTTTTTTAGAATTTTTTTCTTTTTATTTTTATATTACCATATTAATGCTGTATTGTCAAACAAATATTGACAAAATGCACAAATTATTATATATTAAAAACAAAAAGGAGGCTACAAGCTATGAAAAAATTTATCTTAGGTTTTATAACAGGCGGTATAATCTGTGCGACCGCGACAGGTTTCGCCGTAGAATATGCCGTAACGGCTAACCCGTTCCCTGTTGCCGTAAACGGTACGGAAACAGCGATAGAGGGTTACAACATAAACGATAATACATATTTCAAATTACGTGACGTTGCCGACGCTGTCGGTGGTTTCAATGTCGGTTTCAGTGACAACACTATTACGATTGATACAGATACCGCCGCCGAACCAACACCCACACCGCTACCGTCATTTACACCCGCACAAATTTCGATTGTTAAAGGTGACGACGGTTACGACTACACCAGTGACGGCATAGAAATTGAATACGTTGACGGTGTTGCATATATTGATGAAACAGATATACAGTATATGCTGAATAAATTAAATGCGAATAATTCAAATCATTCCTATCACTTTGGCACTGATATTATTATAGATAGTGAAACCCTTGACGTAGTTGTCGATAATATCAAACGTTGCAATACTGACCGCAGATTAATAGAATTAGATTCATATACCACAAAAATCTTACCGTTTATAAATAGTGTTACAGAATAGGGCTATGTCCCTATTCTTTTTATTTATTTTTTAATTCGCTAATCGTTTGCCATAGTTTGTCAAACTCGCTTTTTACATCTATACCTTTTATTCTTACATAGTTCGCATCGATGTCCATTTCGTGGTCTACTACCGAAATACTGCCCTCTGCTCTGACAGGTCCCATAAATGTAATGCAACTGTCTGCTCCGCTACCCAATGTCAAACCGCCGTACAGTTCTGCCGATTTATGTGACGTTATCTTTCCGGCAAATACCGCCTCGCCGCTACTATTTATATACACGTTTTGTTCGCCTGTAGCGTCATACAAACAAAAAACATATTTACCGTTTTTATAACCACATTCAAATCTAACAATATTATTTTCGTCCTGCATTGTTATTAAACTGTTTTCTATTGTCAATTTGCCGTTGGCAGACATTATTGTACATAGGTTTGTATACAACGCACCAGTGAACACGTCAGATACAATTATTTCATTGTCATTGATTACCGTTGTCCAATCCCATTCACCCTCGGTTTTTTGTCCTGCAATAGCCAACTGACCTTTAATTATTGCGACAGCACTTTGACCGTCGGGACTTTCAAACAATGCTCCGGTCTGATACTTGGCGATATTCTCATTCTGCAGTGCCTCGTTTATGCTGACTTTGACGTTTTCTCTCATCATTTCCAAATAACTTGTCTTGATTTCTTTCTTGCCGTTTCGTTGTATTTTTTGGATTATATTTGTTGTAGCAATATCCTTGAAAAAACTATCAATAGTGACTTGCGGGTGTCCCACTTCAATGGTTGATTTCCTCGGCTCGAACGGATAAATTTTTGTTGTTATAATTCTTTGCAGCGTTTTTGTATTCATACTCTTGTCGAAAATTTTCACCCTGTCCCCAATGCTCGGCCTGTTCAGATTATGATATTTGTACGCCTCGCAAACATCAACGTAACCGACAGTCATTGTATATTTAGGTATATCAATACGTTCTAAATTATCTTCTGAAAATTGCCACTTTGCCAGTTTTAACAGTTCGTCCGGTTCTTCGCATTCGTCAAAATTTGAGAACCCCTCGTAGACACCTATTTTTTCAACCATAGGACTGTCTATATACTGTTTACCGTTATTGACCGTTGATATATCCAAATCGTCCTGTCCGTATGGATATAGTCGCGTTATCAACGTAGACGCGTCACGTGACGATTCAGCCGATTTTGCATTGAAACGTAATGTTAATTCGTTACCGTTGTCCTTGCCGATTTGTTTAACCAGTGCCAAATTATAATTATCTACATATAATTCGCACATTGTCGATTGTTTTTCTAATGTTTCTGACAGCGTAGACACACCGACAATCGGTGTTATCTTCGACGCCTCAAAAAAATCGGTTGCGGTGTTCACCCATTCCATTCCCAATGATTTTACCTCTGCGTCCGTCATTATATGTATATTGGTGTTTTTAAACAGCTGTGTCATAATATAACGCGGTGTTTTTCCCAACATATCACCGATATACTGAATATGTTTAAATTGTGCGTCCATATACAGTGCCAGTGCGTATATTTTATTATTATCAATAGAACGAATACGGAAACATTCATTCCCTACCCTACAAATACGGTTGTTTGCGATAAATTCCCATTTAGCCGAATCTATCGGATATTCAAATTGCAAATTGTAGCTGCCGTTTAATTCGTGTGTAATACAAACGTCCTTTGCCTCGTCCAAAATTGCCAAACCGTTTGAACTGAAATCGGTTTCATTGCAACTGTATATACGTATCATTTTATTCATTGTATTTCCTCCTGTTTTATAAAATCGACTGTGTATAATAGAACAGCGGATTATAAATAATTTCGACTGTTCCCGTTCCGTTTGACTGTATTGTTATTTCATTTTCACCCTGTCCGATTTCTATATAATCACCGTTTGAATATTCTGACGTGTTGGTGTCACCCTCAAAGCAGCTGAATAATTCGCAATCGATTGTGAATTGCGTAGTTTTGTGATTATATTTTATTGTGTTTCCGCCGCAGGTAAACGATACTGATGTAAAATTACCGTTGAAAACTATCTTAGGTCGTACCGCCGCAGTTCCCGCATTGTTTAGTTTAAATGTGTTTGTACCGTTGGCAATTTCATATATATGATTTATCGGCCAACCTATTTCAATTTCCGTATCTAACGGAATATCCGCGCCTAACGGAATACCCTGCGTATCATACAGGAACTGATTAAACGGTTCACATCTGAATGCTACAACGGTTTTTCCCGCTCGTTGTAGCATTATAGTCATATCTTCCACGGTTATCGGTGACGCTATCCACTTTGTAAACGGCATATCGTCCAAAATCAACTCACCTTTTCCGCCGTTTATCCACGTTACAAACTGTTCAATAGTTTTATTACGTTTTGCGGTATCGTTGCAGATTAAATAAAATTCAACTTCGATTGTTTTGTCTTTGTAAAACACCCTGCCGCCCGATTCTGAAAAATCTATGCTGCCGTCCCTGTACGGTATATCTTCCTCGTAATCCGTCTTTTTCGGCGGTGTTATCGGTAAATCGGTGATTTTGGTTTGCATACCAAAATCACGCAATGAATGTTTACCACGATATGTTAATCCCATTGTTTAGCCCTCCGCTCCCAAAAATGCATCCGAAATTGAACGTTTTACCGAACTACCCGCATATTTACCGTACGCCATTGCAGTCGTTTCATCAGTGATATTATTATTAAAATCCTGTTTGATTGTAATGGTATATTCATTATGGGCGGTTGTTGCGTTCGGAATATTTTGACCTATTTCGGACAATTTCTGATTTGTCATATCTACTATTTTTGATATAGTGTTATATCCGGTTGTTGCCAACTGTTCCTGTTGCTGATTGTACGATTTTAAAACACTGTTAAACTGTTTTGTCATATCATCATTGCCACCGCTGATTATTCCCAATGCCTGTGATGTATATTTGCTTAACCCTTTCAGTGTGTTGCTTTGCTCTTTTTCCAGTGCCTCGTTTTCGTCCTCGATTGCGTCTAACTTGGCTTGCTTTTCCGCCTCGCGTGCCTCTTTTGCCTCTGTTTTTTTGATGTCCGCAATATCTTCTTCGATTTCTTTTAATTTTTTCTTGCCTTCTATCGTAACGGCATTTTGATATTTTTCACGTTCCGCCTCCAGTTCCGACAGCTCTTTTTTCCTTTCGGCTTTGGTTTCCGCGTCCTCGATTGCCTTGTATTCCGCCTCGATTGCCTCTTTTTTCGCTGACAACATTTCTTTTTGTGCGTCATAGTATTCGTTGACGTAGTTTTCCAACGTTTCACTCATACTGTCAAACAGGTTACTGTTTGCGTCGTCCATAGCCTCATAGTAATACTTACCGCTTATCATTCCTTGTTCGTAATATTTTTGTGTATAGTCCTTTACGCGGTTTAGTCCGGCTTGATATTCCTGCTCGCTGATTGCTCCGTACTTCTTTTGCATTTGCAACCACTTCTTAGAATTTTCCAAACGTCCCTCATACAGTTTCTGTCCTGCGGTCGTCATTTTTTCATTGTATTCTTCTTCCGTAATTTCGCCGTCCTGCAGTGCCTGTGAATTACGTTCCATAATACGCTGATATGCCGCCTCGGGGCTGTCGTCGTATTGTTCCCAGTCATTAAAATATGTTCGTTCGGCTATATAGTCTAATGACTGTTGGTTTAATTCGTCTAATTTCTTTTTTCGTAAATCTGCAATCTGCATTTCGTGGTTTCGGATTGTTTCGTAATATTCGTCCCATACGTCCTGCAGTTCATCAGCCGTCATTTCGGTATTTTCCGTCATTTCGGTCAATGTATTCAGATAGTTGTCGTCCATTCGCTGATATGCCGCAATCTGTTCATCTACTGACAGATTGTGCATTTTGACTTCATAGTCAATCCAATTCTTTGACTTGCTCGCTTGATTTTTCAACCTGTTTTTATAATCTTTGATTGCGTCGTCATTAATTTTTTTGTTTAGTTCGTAGATTTCAATATTAGCCTCTTTCACAACGTCCGCGTCGCTTGCAAATTCTTCTAATATTTTTTTCCACCATAACAATGCATCGGCATCTGATACGACGCTTGTTTTCTGACGGTATTCAAAATCTTCTTTTTTTGTTTCAAATGCTGTGTTGTTTGTTCCTGTTGCGTAATGCGGTAATTTTTTCAACATTGCTTTTGTCTGTTTGGCCGTGTAAACCGAATCACCCTTACTTAGATTTACCAACACATTTCGACCGTTAAACAAATAGTATTGTCCTTTATGCTTTACCAATTCTCGCGGGTCAGCGACACCCTTTTCATCATTTATAACCGCAGGTCCTTCCGGTGCTGATTCGGTACCGTTTGCAAAAAAACCTTTTTGGCCGCTATTGAAAAAACCGCTCGACACTGTTCCGTCCGATTTTACGGTAAAATGTGCGGTATATGTTTTTTCAAATCCCTTTGCTTTGCTTGTCAGGCTATCAATAACCACCGCCGCATTTGTGCCGTCGGCTTTCAGCGTTGCCGTACCCTCTAAATTATCAAATTTATCGACTTCGCCTGTCGTTGTATTGATTGTAATAACCGCCTCGGAATCGTTTGCTTTTAGCGTCGCTATACCTGTTTTTTGGTTGTACTCCGCCAACTGATAAACAACACCGTCTATTGTTACGGTTGCCTGATTGTCAGCCTGCAAAATTGCGACAGCCTGTGTTGCTCCGTATGTGTCAATCAATTCTTGCAACGTCATTATGGTTTGTTCACTTTCGCCACCGTCTACGCTGACGCTGACCTCGGCACTTTGACCGTCTATTTCTTCGACACCGTCTTTGGTTTTGTCTATCATAGTAATATCGCCCTCGGCATTTATGCTGATTTCAATATTATCCGGCAATCCTAAAACACTGTGCATATAATCGTTCAAATCGGTTACTACGGCTTTCATATTTTTGTCACCGCTCGCCATTGCCTCGCTCAAATTTGAAAAACCGTTTTTAAATAACGCAACCTGCAAACTTGTTTCGGTTGTTGTCATACCTAACAGCTGACATTGCGTGACTACATCATTAATTGCTTTGTTTATTTTTTGTTCATCACCACTTGCGAATATATCCGCAATAGACGAAAAACCGCTTTTGTTTACGGCCTCTTTTGTAACTTCGTTTTGCAGTGTTATTAGTGCCTCTTTGTATTTTTCGATAGACGCTTGGTGCTGTTTAATTCGTTCTTCGTTATTTGCTACATTCGTTTCCCACTCCGACGTTTGCTCTGATACATTTTCTATTGCCTGTCCCAAACTGTCAAAATTTAATTGACCGCCTGTAATGTTTTGATAACTGTCGAATATTTCCTTGTTGTCCTCACGCAGTTTCTCAACCGCCGCCCTACGTTCAGCACCCGACATTGTGCTGTTGATTGCCTCATACTGCGTTTTTAACACGCCTAATTCTGTACTTAACTTTTTAGCATTTTCAATACGTTGCTTTGTTTCATTATTGACGCTTTGCAGTTTTGGGATTTCCTCCGACGATTTTTGTGCGTTGGTTCTTTTTTTACTGCTGTCGTCCTTGATTTCCTGCTGTTTCTGTTTCTTTTCCTGTTCCGCCTGTTCTTTTTGTGCCTGTACTATCTGTTTTATGATGTCCAGTGTTGAACTGCGGACACCGTTTTTCTGTTCTTCGGCGCTGATGAAATCGCTATAGTTGTCTATAAACCATTGCTCTAAAAATTTTCGTTCCTGCTCGCTTTCGTCGGTTTGTTGTCCTTGATTTTTTAATTCTGTCAATTCCTTATAGCGTGCAATATACGCGTCTACTGTATCGGCTACCACGGTCATATCATAGGCGGTCTTTGCTTTTTCCGAATATTCCTGTGCCATAGCCAGCGCGTCATTTCCCGATTCACCTAATTTTTGATGATATTTTTCTATTCCTGCACTTGCAATCTTCGCTACTGCCAATGTAGCCGCAAATGGTGCTGTTACTACTGCTGTTATTCCTGCACTCACTCCGGCAACACCGCCTAATGCCGCAAGAAATCCGCCTACACCTCCGGCACCTGTTGCACTTGCCGCCGCGCCTTCGGCTGCCGCCATTGCCTCTGCTCCTGTTGCTCCTGCTGTTTCTGCTGCCGCACCTGCCGCCTTTGCCGCAGTCTCCGCCTCGCCTGCTACTTTTGTAAACGAAAACAGCGATTTAATACCGTTTGCGAATGAAATACCTTTTGCCGTCAAACTCAATGCGGGTCCGATAATTGCTAATGCTGTGCCGATTTTCAATAATCGCTCACAATCTTCATCAGACAATCCACTTAACCAATCCGCCAAACTGCTTACCGCGTCTGCAGCCTTATCAATGAACGGTGCCGCACTTTCACCAAATTTTTGTGCGGCTACCTGCATTTTAACCATTGCTTGCTCAAACGTAAAACCGGATTTGTTTACGCCCTCCGACTGCTTTTTGAATGCCTCTTCTGACGCTCCGGCGGCATTACCCATTTTCTCTAATTTTTCTGAAAATGTATCAGCCTGCGCACCTGTCAATGCCAACATTGCAGTAATAGCCTCTTTTGAACTGAATAGTTCTGTTAGCTTTTCCTCGCTACCGCCTGTTGCCTCTGCCAAAATCTTCATTGCACCCGAAAAACCGTTTGCCTTTACCATTGCAAATCCCGATTCATAACCCAATGAATTTAGCTTTTTCTTTAATGCCTCTGTCGGTGTCATTAATCCGGTATATACCGCGCCTAACTGTGTAGATACTTCCGACGCTGTACCCGTTACACCTGTCAATGTTGCAAATATCGTAAACAATTCGTCCTGTGATACACCTAACGCCTTTGATTGTGGGACTACCTTACCGATACTTGACGCCAGTTCGGGGAATGTTGTCTGTCCTAATTCGACTGTTTTAAATGCCAAATCCGCAACGTGTTCTACTGCCTCGGCTGTCGTATCACCGTAACCCTTTGTAACGGCTGAAGTTAGATTGATAGAATCAGTCGTTGTCGCCAATCCGGCTTTTGCGGCCTTTGCGTTTATTCTTACTTTGTCGATTGTGTCGTCAGCGTCGCCGAATGCCGATATTACCTGATATGTACCGTCTGCAATATCATCTGTATATTTTGCGGTTTCTATTGCTACATCTTGTATACCCTTTTTCAATTCCTGCAGACGTTCGTCACCTATGGACAATGTTGCGATATTAGCCAATTTTTTATTTAGGTCCATATATTGCTTAACTGCCGCAGTTCCCGCCGCTACCAACGGTGCTGTTACTGTTGCCGTTAATGTGTTACCGACTTTAGTCAATCCGTTTCTGACACCTGCAGTTTTGTCCTGTAATTCGCTATATTTGTTTTTAACCTGTGTAATATATTGCGACTGTTTTTTTAATTCATCTGTCGTCTGCTTTAACTCATTTCTTAAATTTGCCTCTGCTAATTGACTTCTCGATAGATTGTTACTGAAACGATTGAAATTCGTATCAGCTGTTTTAACGGCACTTTCAGCCTTTTTTACTTCGTCTTTCAACTTTTTCATTTCGTCGCTGTTGGCCTTTAGGCTTGTCTTGCCCTTGTTGTATGCCTCATTCGCACGTTCCAAACGTTGACGGGCGGCGTCCTGTGCCTTTGACGCCTGTTCTACCATTTGTTTATATTTCTGTGTAATCTGTGATTGTTGGTTTAGCTGTGTAGACAGGGATTTATATTTATTCTGTAAACGGTCCAATGATGAACCTGTCGTTTTTAATGTGGCGTCTGTAACCTTAAACTCATTTTGCGTTTGTTTCATTGAATTACCTAACGCCTTGATTTCCTGTTGTGCCTCTTTGGTGTTAAAACCAATGCTGATATTTGTACCGTCACTCATTCTTTTCACCTCATATTCCGAAATCTGCTAAACTCGGCAGTTTATCGTTATTCTGTTTTTCTGCTGTTTTTGTGTTTCCGTTCATCATCTCATAAATTTTCCAAAATTTACGGGGTGTGCATTCCCAAAATTCATCATCTGAAAATTGCAGGCGGTAACGTCCTATAAAATATAGTTTGTCCCAATCGTACGGAGCGTCCCGCCTTACTGTTCCCCCTGTTCTTCCGTTGCCTCCTGCACTCCGAACGCTGAAATTACTGCGGCATATACCACATCATACAAAATATTTATAGTACCCAACGAAATCCAATCTTCAATATCCACTTTTCGCAAATTGTACCTTTCGCCAACCATTGCATATAGAAAATTTAAAACATCACCGTATATATCTGTCTTGTTTCCGAACATTTCAATAGCTTGGCCGACACTTCCGTACATTTGCTCCAATACTCGCAATGCTCTGTATGTCAGCTTTATTTCGTATTCCTTATCCTCAATTTTTATCTTCTTGCCCTTTGCGATACACGCGGTTAAATCTAATGTTTCTTCCATTTTCAAAAACTCCTTTCATACGCAAAAAACGCACATCATAATGATGTGCTTGATTTATTTGCGTTTCTGTGTTATACTTGATTTATAAAAACTTATTTTTTCCTTTTACCGTCCTGCGTGGGACGGTTTTTTTTATTTAATTATTCTTTTGGAACTGTGTCACCTGTATTTACTGTAGGTGTTGATGTCGTTCCTTTTGCGTAGATTTTATTTATTTTTTCTACTGTCAGGAATGCATCCGCCTCTTTTTCAGTGTCAAAGACACCGTAAATTCTCCAAACACCGTCCGCACGTCTTGCCATTGATTTGAATGACATTGTGTCAGACTGTGGATTTAGTTTTTCAGTTCCGGCTGTTTCCGCTGAAAAATCACTTGTGCTGTATTTTGTTCGTAACAGCCACACTGCTAAAATTTTACCGTCGTTTAACGGTGTCATAAATCCTGTTGCAAATTCGGCAGGGTCGTCCTTTTCTGTTGATACATAAATTCCGTCCTCTGTTAATGTTTCATCTAACAACATTGCCTGTTCTGCCGGTGAAAACATTGTTCTTTGCGCCTTACCGTCATAACCTGTACACTTTGACAATACGTCAGTGCAATCGTCACTGTCTACGTCTGTTGTTTGTGTTTTTGCAGTTAAATCAATATTCTGCACATTTAGCAAATGTTTAACTTCGTCGTATTCAACTTTAGGCTCACCGCCTGTCATTGCCGCACTTTTATCACTGATTATTTTTGCAATTCTTAATCCTTTTAAACCTGTTCTGATTTGCATAATTTTATACCTCCATTTTTAACGTTACATTTATCGGTTTGTGATATATATTTGTATCTGATTCGTACATATCGTTTTGCAGTTCTACCCTGCACATCAAAAAATCTGTTTCCAACGTTTCTTTTACTGCCTTTGATAGTTCAAACAAATTATTCTGTTTGCTCCAAATATCCAAACGCGCGATAACAGTATTCATTATTGCGCTGTCATCAGCATATTCGGAATCGTTATTCAGCATTTCAAACATTGTTATTCGCGGAAACAAATTTTTGTCTTTGTCCGGTGCTCTCGGATTGTTGTATATTGCGGCTATTTTTTTCGTTACCGCCGCAGATTTTTTCAATGACTGATATATCATTAACATTGTATCTTGCAACGCTATCCCTCCAATCTTGACTTGATTTCTTGCTCTAATGCCGATTTCATTTTTGGTTCAACGACAGATTTAACTGCCGCCTCTGCTTTTTTCATAAACGGTCTTGCCACCATTTTGCTTGTACCGTTTTCAACATAAAATAAATACTGTGCAATGCTCCAATCCAATTTAGCACCGTCACCGTCAAACACTCCAACTAACTTATATCGTCCGCCGTAGCCGTCACGCGTTTTACTCGCCCGAACGTGATTTCGGGCGTGAAAACTGTCTTTTTCCTTTCGGTCATATGGAACGTGCGGTTTGAATGTGCTGACTGCCAACGGTGCTACTTCGTCCAACACTTTGTCGGCCACTTCGTTCATTGATACACCTAAATTTTCAATTTTCAGTACCAATGACGAAAACCCCTCATATTCAACGCA